ATTTAAGCATATCTGGGTTTAACCATATCCCTTCTCCATTGATATTAAACCTTTTAAGAAATTCTTTGCCTAGTTCATCCATTTCTTCCGTAGTTTCGCTATAATATCCTTCTACATATTTATCTTCCGAACTTAAAGGAAACATTTGTTCTGGAATTAATCCATATTCTATTATAGCGTTTCTAACATTACCTCCACTATTACCAATACCTACTTTTGTGCCAGATTTTACACCTATAAATCTATCACTAAAATTTACTTCCTTGTTAATCAAATATCCTTTTTCTTTCAACCAATTTATATTTTCTTTACTTATTAAATTATTAACTATTAAATACTTAAAATATATTTCTATACAATTTAATGCTGAAAATGCTACACAATTCCAAGTATCAAAATATCGACTAGCTTGGATTTCATTAATTGGTAAATATTTAGTCCAATCTTTAGCTTCATTTATTATTTTGTTATCTATATTAGAATAAGACCCTAATTTTATATCTTCTAATATTACAGCATTTTTATATTCTACATTCATTTTATTTGTTTAAATATTTCGTAGTTTGTTCACACATAAGAATTATAGTAACAACTGAAAATTCTGATAATCCTAAAGTTGGTACAATATCTATAATATAACTTAATCCAGCTAATATTCCAGCTACTCCACTAGCACTAGCTAATCCCCATAAAAATCCTTTTATTCTTTTTTTTAAATTTTCACTAATATTAATTTTCATAATTTTTTATTTAATTTTTATATTCCTTTCTATCATTGAACTCTGCTATTTTTGCATCATTCCATTGTTTTACTGGTCTTAAATACCCATTAACTCTTGAATATACTTCACATTTTGTTCTTTTGATAATTTTTGGACTCATTTGATTTTTTATTTAATTATTAAATTCTTACTGTTATATTTTTTGTTTTTGTTTCAAATTCTATTATTGGTGAACCAATAGTTGTTGGTCTTAATTGATATCTTTCTACATAACCCCCATAATCTAAAAATCCACCTGCATCTATATATGTTTGTTTTATTTGTGTAATAGTACAATTATTTGGATTTGATAAAAAAGTACTTAAAGTAACTGCTCCTTGCATATGATTATGTCCTCCTATATAAAAATCACACCCAACTATAATATCTTCTAATTTTGCTACTCTATTCATTTTACTTCCAGGCGTTGAACCTCCCCCCGTAGTATGATGAATATATCCTGAATATGTTTGTGCTGAACGATTACCTTCTTTTCTTGATTTACCAATTTTTAAAAATAATATACAACTTACACCACAATATTTTACTTCTCTTTCTTTAGTAGATAATTTACCACATAACTCTGTAATCCAAGAACGATTATTAAAATCTATTGTTCTTTGTTCGTGATTACCATCTATTGCTCCAATTATTTTTTCTTTAATTGGATTTAATAAATCAATAGCATAAGCCATCTGGTCACCATCATAATTATTAAGTAACTTTTTATTAATTGAAAATGGACTTGTTTTTGATGTTCTAGTAGCAACATTGAAAATATCTCCTGTTAAAAATACTCTTACATTTTTTCTTTTTTTAATCCATTCAATTTGTTCTTTTAATTTTTTTTCACTTTTTTCTGTAAAAAACTTATCTTCAAGATGAATATCACCTAGAGGTACTATATATGCTTTATCATGTTTAATAATTTCTTTTATAATCTTCATATATACTTTTTTATATTAAATATTTTAATTATGTTATTCGAAATATTAAATAAAATTATCCAATAAACATATTTTCTAATATTACTGAGAATCCATCTGCCCCACTATTTCCGCCAGCTCCTCCTCCTCCTGAACCTGCAGTATAGTTTGACGCTGTCCCTGATGTTCCAGCACCTCCGCTTCCTCCAGAACCTCCAGAATTTCCATCATACCCAGTTCCTGATATTCCATTATCAGCGGCATTAGTTCCATCATTATATCCAGATGCATCTGCTCCATCACCACCAGCGTGACCAGCTCCATTGTCTGATAATATTCCACTTGGTCCACTTGGTCCACCTCCACCCCCTGCTCCACCCATATCAGAATTACTACCATCATATATTTCCGTTGCACTTGAACCATCGCCACCGTCACCACCATCGCCACCGGAATAGTTAATAGCTACAGAATTAGTTAATTCTCCATATAAAACAATTGCTGAACCACCTGTACCTCCAGAACCTCCTGAACCCCCACCTTCTCCCCATATAGTAACAACTCCCGTTCCATTGGTTCCATCTTTTCCAGCTACTGAAATACCATTTACTGTTGTATAATTCAATGTTCCTCTACATTCTAATATTAATCCAGCTCCACCAGCTCCACCAGCTCCACCAGCTCCAGGTGTGGCATCGAATGCTGTATATCCCCCACTTTGACCGTCCGCTCCACCTGAACCAACACTTATCTGTAATGCTTTTCTTGTTAATAATTTATTTTTAGTATCAGAATAAAATTCCTTATAATTGAAAGCTATTGTGCTAGAACCAGCTGTCCCACCAATACCACCGACAGAACTATTATAATTATTTCCTGTTGTTCCTTCATTTCCATAATGTGATAAACCATCTAAAATATTAAATCCACTATTTGCAACACTAGCTCCTTTTCCACTCCCATCTATAAGTGGAACTGTACTTGATGTTAGAGTTACATCACCTTTTACTTTTATTATAATAATTGTTCCGCCTGTTGCTGGATTAGAAAAATCTAATTTAGCAGTACCAGTTATCGATAAAGTAGTATAATTCAACTCAAAAACATTTTGACTAAGCAAATCAACAGTAGTTGTTCCACTACTTATAGATAAATCACCATCACTTCCATCACCTCCAAATTTATAAGATGTATTAAAATTTTCATTTAATTGGGTAGCTAAAAGTTGGTCCCCTGCTACATAATCATCTTTATATCCCATATTTTTATATTAATTATTTTATTATGATAAAGTTAGTTCCCAGTCGATAGTAAGCGTATTTGTATTAGCTTTTACAACCCCAGTCGGTGCATCAATCAATACATGACTTAATAATATCCCACTATCTGTTGTAGATGTTGCATCACAAAATATTCCAGCTTCATAATATGTTCCATCACATTCTGTTGCATTAAAGAATCCACTTACATAAGCTACATTAGTTTCTGGGTCACCATTTGTTTTACTTGCTACTGAATTTCTATATCCATCAGCTTCATTTCCAAGAGTAGTATCAGCATTATCAACTGCTGTATTATCTGTTCCAACAGCGATATACTCAACAATCATATCATTAGTTGGAGAAGATGCTATTAAATTATTTGCAATCATAATTCTAGCTACATCTGGAATAATATTTTCAAATACCATTCTTTCGACTTTACAAATAGAATTTAATTTTCTAACTAATGACATAAATTCTTTTCCTTGATTTCTCAATTCATCAATTTTTTCACACAATAATTTTTGTTCTTTTGTTTCTATATTTGCTTTTGTAATATAATAAACTCCTTTCATTGTTAAAGATTGTTTTTGTTTTCTTTTAATGTCTTTTATTTTTTTCATATATTTTAATATTATTATATTATCACGAAAGCCTACTCCCACTAACAATAAATATTCTTTTTGTTCCACTTGGGGTTTGTGGACCTACAACAAATTCAGTTTCAAAATCTAAACTTTGTGCTGTAAATGTTTCATTAATTGTAGTTGTTTCATATTGTGGATGATTATAAGCGACTGTCATTGTATCAGACATATTTAATGTTTCAATACTCGTATCAGCAATTAAATCAATAGTAGTAACTTGTGAACCAATATCTACAATTCTTTTATTATCAATTAATAATAAATCTTGCAAATATTCAATTAATCCATAAGTTTTAGTAGATACAATCTTTACATCATAAATCAATTTAGTTGGTGTCCACATTTTTATACTAACTTGATTAATTATATAATCTTCATTAATATCATATAGTGGTGAATTAATTCTTATTTTTTGTCCTGCCTTTAAACCATCTTTATATGTTTGAAATTGTCCTTCAATTAAAGTGTTTTTATAATTATCTAATTCCGCATTTGCCCTTTCTAATGCACCTTGTTTAGTTTTAATACTATCATCAATTATTATAAATTCGTATTCTCCATCTCCACCTTCTAAATCTGCCATTACATTTATACTAGCAATATTTTTAGTTTTAATTCTAACAGGTAAATATGGTTGTCCTCCTATTCTCATCACTGCATCAATATTTGGTTTATCTGCATCTTTCCATTTTAATAATTTTTCTTGATAACTCCATAATACATCATAATCATCTTCATCATCAATATAATCTAAACCTACACTTAATGGTTGTCCTGATAATGTACATGATAAATCTTTATATTTATATGGAATATCATAAATGTTTCTAGTACCATCTGCTATTATTTCAGTTGTAAATGTATCTGCTAAATATTCACCACCTCTAACATAGATTGAATTTCTAACTTGTGAATTATCTTGTTTAATTTTTAACGTATTTATATTATAACTTCCATCAGTATCTAATAAATCAAAAGGAGCTGAATTTGTTGTTTTTGAAAAAAAATGAATATCTTTATCATAATCCACATACCAATCGAAATGAACTAAATCTGCTAATTGCATTAATGCTTTGGAAACTGTAACATAATTAAATGCAATAAAATCTATTACTACATTACAATCAACATTATTAATAGTAAAATCAGTTAAATAAGTACTATTAATATTTGAGATGATATCATCAACTGATTGATTTTCATAAGTCTTTGCAACTAATTTTCTATCTAAAAATTTTGTATAATCTTCACATTCGCAATCATAAACTAATATTCCGGTAGTATCTAAATATTTATTTACTCGAGTTATTACTCCTCCGAATATTTTTTCATATTGATATGACATTTGAATATCTTGTCCTATTGTTGGTGCATAATCCATTCTGTCACTTCCTTCTACTTTTTTAATTTGAAATCTACATTTATCAACTTGTGATGTTAATATATTATCAATTTGAAATCCATTTTGTGAAACATATCTAGTTTTATCAACTTCATTAATCCAAACTTTTAATTCATTTGGTAGAATTCTTATATTATCAACAATTAATAATGAGTCATTCAAATTTATATTATAATCAGCCATATTATCCTAAATTATTATTTAAAGCTAAATCCCCCATTATATTTTGTTTTACTTTATCTACTAAATCTTGTCCTGATACATCACCATTTATAATAATTGTTATTCCTCCACCTCTTGTATTATTTTTTAATTTATTCAAAGGAATTATTGCCTCCGGTCCTGCTTCACCAACTAATCCCAATGTTGGTTTAGTTACTATTCCTCCATCTGCAAACCCCGTAATTTCTCTTCCTTTACTTACCATCCCTCCAAAGAAATTTGATACTTTAGCTTTAGCACTACTATAAGCACCTAATACACTATCAATTTTATCTTGTATCCATGTGAGTACCTCTTTTATTGGAGCCTTTATCATTTCAATAAATGAAGTTGTTTGATTTAAAACCCCTTCCCAAATAAAACTCCATGCATTTATTATTCCTTGTTTAGCAGTATTAAATATAGTAGATATTACTTTTCCAATTGTTGATAATATTCCTATTATTAAATTCCACATTCCTTGAAAAAATTCTTTTATTGCTGTCCATATTGTATTCCAAATTGTTTGTATTGCTCTTAATATATTTGATATTATTTCTTTTAATGATTCTAAATATGTTAAGGTATCTGTATTTAACCAATTTAAAAATGTTTCCATCAGTCCAACAATAAAATTAATTGTAGTTTTAAATATTTTTTTTATAATTTCAAATACTTTAGTAAAATAATTAGTTATACCATCCCATATTGTCTGAGATACTGATTTTATTATATTCCAAGTTGCAATTAATAAATTACTTATATATCCCCATGTTGCAATAGTTGCTGCTTTTATTTCATCCCAATATTTTATTATTAATACTGCTAATAAAATAACTG